TATACCAGAACTACCTGCACTACCGCTAGTTCCTGAACTACCCGAACTACCACTTGTTCCTGCACTACCCGAACTACCGCTTGTGCCCGAACTTCCAGATGAACCGGAACTTCCGTCTATACCAGAACTACCTGCACTACCGCTTGTACCAGATGATCCTGAACTACCTGATGTACCAGATGAACCTGCACTGCCACTTGTTCCTGCACTACCAGATGAACCAGAAGTACCAGATGAACCTGCACTGCCTGATGTTCCAGATGGCGTGGATAAAGTTGTGACCACATAAGAATATGTAGCATCTTCAGTATAAAAAGTTACAAGCCTATTGAGAGGATCATTGTTATTTACATAAACCCTAATTATTAATCTGTCCGTTAAGTCCAAAATATTGGTAGGAACAACACCATTTGCTTTTGTTTCAACAGGTGTTGTGTTATTTCCATTCCAACCTATTTTAACACTATCTGATGTGAATAACAAAGTTTCTGTACCACCAGATTCTCTTTTTGTTATTGTGAAATAATATTCACAATCAGAAAGGTCTGTAGGTTTAGTCCAATAAACATAACTGTGCCAAATACCATTTGGTATAATCAAAACATTTGGATCTCCAACATCAGTAATGAACTCACCAAACAATACATCTTGTTGATTTGATGTCAAAGTAATTGCGACCGTTTGCTGACCAGCACCTGTCGTAAAACGACCTAATTCTTTATATGTTAAAGGACTTTGAGTTACCGAATAATTCAAAAAGTAATTTTGTCCGCCTGACACACCATCAATGCCGGATGAACCTGCACTACCTGATGAACCGGATGTACCAGCAGAACCAGATGTTCCTGCACTACCAGATGATCCTGATGTACCAGAACTTCCAGATGAACCGGAACTTCCATCTATACCTGAACTACCTCCACTACCACTTGTGCCAGATGAACCTGCACTACCGCTAGTTCCTGAACTACCTGCACTACCACTTGTGCCTGATGAACCTGCACTACCGCTAGTTCCTGCACTACCAGATGATCCTGATGTACCAGAACTACCAGATGAACCAGATGTTCCTGCACTACCCGAACTACCACTTGTACCAGAACTTCCAGATGAACCGGAACTTCCATTTATACCAGAACTACCAGAAGATCCTGATGTACCTGCACTGCCAGAACTACCACTAGTTCCTGCACTACCAGATGAACCCGATGTACCTGCACTACCAGATGAACCTGAGCTACCATTTATACCAGAACTACCAGATGAACCAGATGTACCCGCACTGCCAGAACTACCACTAGTTCCTGCACTACCAGATGAACCCGATGTACCTGCACTACCAGATGAACCAGAACTTCCCGATGTACCTGCACTACCAGAAGAACCAGAACTTCCATTTATTCCAGATGAACCAGAACTTCCTGATGTACCTGCACTACCAGAAGAGCCTGAACTTCCATTTTCACCAGAAGAACCAGAACTTCCATTAATCCCAGATGAACCAGAACTTCCCGATATACCTGCACTACCAGAAGAACCTGAACTTCCATTTATCCCAGATGAACCTGAACTTCCATTTATTCCTGATGAGCCTGAGCTTCCATTTGCACCAGAACTTCCTGATGAACCTGATGTACCTGCACTACCAGATGATCCTGAAGTTCCACTTGTTCCAGAAGTTCCACTAGCACCATCTACCCCAGATGTACCTGCTGAACCAGAGCTTCCGTTAACTCCAGAACTACCAGAAGATCCCGATGTACCTGCACTACCAGATGAACCCGATGTGCCTGCACTTCCTGCACTACCCGATGAACCAGAACTGCCGTTTGCACCAGAACTTCCTGAACTACCCGATGTGCCTGCACTTCCTGCACTACCAGATGAACCAGAACTTCCGTTTATACCAGAACTTCCTGAACTACCCGATGTGCCTGCACTTCCTGCACTACCCGATGAACCAGAGCTTCCGTTTACACCAGAACTTCCTGAACTACCCGATGTACCTGCACTACCAGATGAACCAGAACTTCCTGAACTACCCGATGTACCTGCACTACCAGATGAGCCAGAACTGCCGTTTGCACCAGAACTTCCTGAACTGCCCGATGTACCTGCACTACCAGATGAACCAGAACTTCCGTTTTCACCAGAACTTCCTGAACTACCCGATGTACCTGCACTACCAGAACTTCCTGATGTACCTGCACTACCCGAACTACCGCTAGTTCCTGAACTACCCGAACTACCACTTGTACCAGAACTACCTGCACTACCACTTGTTCCAGAAGAACCATTTGCGGGAACAATCCCCAATGCTTTCCAATAACTACCTTCCCATTCCCATGTTTTCGAATCATAGGTATAGGTTTGACCTATAGTTGGATTTATTGGAAAATTTATTGGCATTTTTTAATCAAAGTAATTTATGTTTATTGAAGTTCTGAATTTGCTATTATTTGAAAGTGGAGTAACACAAAACCAAACAGTATCTTGGTTTCCACTTATTCCAACTCCGGGTTTTATTGAATTATCTTTATAATCAAATTTATCTGTTCCTAAACTTCCTGCTTTACCTATATAGTTAGAAATAATATGACCAGCTGAAGTAACCGTAATAGTTCCATTACCAACAGCATATTGTATTGATGAATTATTTACATCAGTATATGAAGGTTGAGAACTTAAAGTTGGATTAAACTGTATACTTGCCAAATAATTATCGTTTGTTGTTTGTAAAACAGCCACATAATCAATTATAGCGTTTGAAAATGTAGAACCAGTTTTTAATCTATATCCTATTATAGGATATGTAACTCCTGAAGTAGAACATGTTATCTCAGTAGCATTACTTAATCCAACTGTTTTATTTAGTGAGTTTAATGATCCTTCGATACTTACTTGAGAACATATCTGATTGAATTGTCCAGCACCACCAGAAGATCTTATTTCATATCTTATAGGCTGATTTGGAGAAACCATATATACATTATCCAAATGACCAGTACCAGAATGCTCAGCAAAGAAATAAGTTATACCACTTAAATTTAATCCGAATCTAACTCGTCCTACTCCAAGCCATTGAAAATCCACTAAACAAAGATTTGTTTTACTCCAATCTAATGCTGTAATGTCAAATTCATTATTATTCCAAGAATCAGTTCCACCACTAAAAATTTGAGTACCTTTCTTCCATATTTGAAATGATATTGAATTATCAACTCCATTTGATTCTAAAAAGAATCCATCTAGAGTTGATGAATATGGTATATCAAAAGAAGATGAAAAATATCCGACCCTTTTTATAACGTCAGATTCAATATTAAAATCAGAAAAACTAGCTTCAAACAATTGACCCTTTCCGGGTTGATATATTCCTCTATATTTCGATTGTCTAATTACAAGATCTCCAGAACCAAAAACATTCATATTAATTTCTGAGTTATTGGAATTAAAAGCAGAGGTAGAAGAACCACTAATAATTTCATCTACCAATAGTGGTTGTTTATCAGATAAATATTTTAATTCTAAATAACTAGTAATTTCAGAAACTCGAAGTCTACCGAATGCATCTATTGTTGCATTATCTGCGAATGAAACTGTTGAATTGCTATTGAATATGTAACTCATTTATTTTTTATATTATATACCAGTTATTTGATCTTGATATTACTTGTAAAGCCATTTTTGATATTGCCATATCCACATAATTATTTCCATCTATATTTTCTCCTGTTGCTCCAGATATTCTTATTCTTTTTCCTAATTGATTACAATTTCCTAATTCATCTTTTATAGTTAATTTTTTACCATCTAAACCAGTGCAAGACGGTAAGTATAAATTTACTGCCCCATCATAAATAATTCCATAATAAAAATAATCGAATGATAAATTAAAAGAGTTTACATTTATTTCATAAGTTCCGTAATTTTCATACTGTGGTGTCGCAGCAAAAATCTCAACCCATTGGGAAGAATTACCATCATCTATGTAAACAAACTCTAAACCGTTAACTGTATTGAACCATCTATCTCCATCGTATAGTGGAGAATTTGTAGTTCCAGATGGTGCAATGGTTTGGATATAATAGTTATTTATTCCGGATGTTGAAATAATTACAGTATCAGAGGTTCCTGTTATTGAAACTTTTGTTCCAGCAGATAAGGTTTTAAATTCTAATAAATCATTATTTTTCTGAGCAAAAATTCCAGTTGATCCTGATCCTATATTTGTTCCACTGTAAGGGAATATATTTTGTAAAGGAGTTGATCCTGAATAAAAAGTAAATCCAGTTATTGAACTTCCAGAAATTGAAGGTACGTTTAATTGACCTGTCAAAGTCCCACCACTTATTGGTAAGAAATTACCCAACACTCCAATCGAGGATGCGTCTCGGTATTCAATTACATTTGTTGTGTTATTATAAACAAGTACATAATTAGATGAATTATTGTTATTGGGTGTATTGGTTAAATAAAAAGTATTAGCTGATAAATTAGACAAAAAGTTAGTATCTCCAGATACTGTACCTCCGCTAAATTGTGAACCACCAACAACAGGTATTATGTAATAACCGGACATCTATTCTATTTATAAATTATTAATATCTTGATCTATGAATATTTCAATTCCCCCTAAGCTAGGTATGGATATTTTTTTTCCACCGTCAAAAAACAATTCAAATTCTCCTTGAAATTTACCACTCATACTTGTATCCCCTTCCAACCAAGTATATTGAACTGTTCCAGCTGATGCATTAATTACTTGAGCCGTATTAGAAGCTATTACAACAGAACCACACTCATCTATCATTGAAAATGTGCAACCTGTTACATTAGACAAATCAAAAGGTATAATGGCATTTATACAACTTCTTGTTTTAATGTTTATTTGCAAATCTGGCAATGTATCATTTCTTTTTATTATAAATGGTTTTTGGTTCATCTTAATTTATTTTAATTTCATAATCTAAAGGAACAGAATTGCTTATTTCATAATTTATATTTACATATTTAGAAAATTCTATATCCAATTCAGAAATTATATAATTTTTAACAGGATCAAATAAGAATTTAGTTCTCAATTGTTTTACAATTCCATTATTCAAATATTCTACATACCAAATTATTTGATAAACTGTAGGAAACGTGTAAAGAGAACCGTTTAATTCAATATAATAATTACCCAAACTTTCTTGAGTAGTTGTTAAACTTTCAACTACTTGACTTGTACTAAAATTATACGTTGCTGCGGTTAATGAAAATGGGTCAATTAATGTATAATTATCATTTACTCCGTCTATATAATCTATTCTGTAAAATTCCTTATAAATTCTTAATTTTGACATTAATATCTCATTTCAAATAAATAGAATAAAAAAAGGTTTGATGACTATGAGTTATAAAAAAAGCGACACTTTTTCAGTGTCGCTCACAATAAAAAACCGAAAATATTTTATTTTGTTATTATGCTGATAATAAACATCTATCTGGTTGGATTGTGATGCTCACTTTTGCAAGTTCTGCTGCACCATAATCGTAATCATCAAAAGATGCTTTAACTATTTGACATCCAACAAGAGTCCATTTTTCGACTTCTACACCTACTGGATCAAGAGCTTTCAATACAAGGTTTTTCTTGTAACCTACTGCGTAACCCATTTTACCAGTTGTAGATTCAGCATGTAAACGAACCCACTCCATTACTTTCTGAGTCGTAGAAGGTCCGATAACATCGATAAACGTAACATCCATTTCATCCCAAGCGTATTTCGCAGCAATGTATGTTTTAGTATTCATGTAAGGAATATCTACTTTATCTATTGATATCGAAGGCTTCTTGGAAGTCTGTACTAGATAAGATTCAATACCTAATTCCGTAGGAAATTCAAGAACGAATCTGTTTTTCATTTTAGGTTCCTGATCAATTGGAACCGGTCTAAACATTAGTGTTGGCATGATATTTAAGTTTTTATTTATTAATAAATAAAGTAAAAAAAAAAAATTTGAGTTTTTTTTATTTTTTTATGTATATTTACATTAACACAATATTATATATCATATATAAAAACAATGGGAAGACCTAAAATTCAACGAGTTAAAGTTTGTGAAACATGCAAAAAGGAATTCGATGCTGGTAACAAGAAAAACAAAAAAAATTGCAGTGAAAAATGCACTGAATTATATAGAAAAAACCATAAAGACGAAAGGATGAAAAAAATTTTTGATACCATAGAAAAAAAATATGGTAAAAAAAGTTTTTTTGAAACTGATAATTATTATGATAATTTAAAACAAATCAAGAAGGAAAAATACGGAGATGAGAAATATAATAATTATGAAAAAATAAAGAGCTCTTTGAAAGAGAAGTATGATGTAGAACACCCATCTAAAATAAAGGATTATAAAGAAAAATCTGATCAAACAAAATTATTAAAATATAATGATCCAAATTTTAATAATAGAGAGAAAGCAAAAAAAACAACTTTAGATAAATATAAAGTTGATCATCACCTCAAAACTAAAGAGTCCTTAGACAAACTCAAACAAACAAATAGAGATAAATACGGAGTTGATTATACTTTACAAACTGATAAATGCAAAGATAATTTAAAAAAAACAAACCAAAATAAATTTAATTCAGATTATTATTTTAGCTCTGATCTTTATTTGGGCATCCAAAAGCTAAACAAAACAAATAAAATAAAGGAAATTTTAGCTAAAAATGATTTGAAGTTCGATATTAATCAATACAATAAATTAAGAATAAAGACAGATGAAGGCAAATTACACTATTTGAAATATCAACTTACTTGTAAATTATGTGACAATATATTCGAATGGTCTTTTGATTCTATACCAATTTGTAGAAGATGTTATCCATTAACTAGCATTTCAAAACAACAAGGTGAATTCAAAGATTTTTTAGATTCACTAAATCTAGAATATGTTGAGAATACAAAAAAAATTATTGCTCCTCTGGAGTTAGATTTCTACTTACAAGATCACAAAATAGCATTTGAATTGAATGGGAATTATTTTCACTCTGAAATGGGTGGAAACAAACTTCCCAATTATCATTTAAAAAAATCTCAATTATGTAATAATGAAAATATTAAATTGATACATATTTTTGAAGATGAATGGATGTTTAAAAAGGATATAGTGAAAAGTAGAATTAAGAATTATTTGAATTTAACGCCTAATAAAATTTATGCAAGAAATTGTGAAATAAAAGAAATCACATTTATGGAAAAGAAATTATTTTTAGAAGAAAATCATATACAGGGAAATGATGTGAACTTCAAAAGTTATGGTTTATTTTTAAAAAATGAAATTGTTTCAGTAATGACTTTTTGTAAACCTAGACTAGCCCTTGGAAACAAATTAAAAAATAATCAGGACAAAGAAAATTCAGTAGAATTATCTCGTTTTTGCTCTAAAATTGACTATAATATTATTGGGGGTTTTGAAAAACTTTTAAATCATTTTTTAAAAAACAATCCTGAAACTAAAGAGATTTTCACTTATGCAGATTGTCGTTGGAGTGGTTTAAATCCGGAAAATACTGTTTACCATAAATGCAATTTCGAATATATCAATACAACTAAACCTAATTATTTTTACTTCGAAAAAAGTAACTATTTTATAAGATATCACCGTTTCAAATATAATAAACAAAAATTAATAAAATTATTCAATGAAAATTCTGAATTGACTGAATGGCAAATAGCAAAAAAAAATAGAATGGATAGAATTTGGGATTGCGGAAGTATGAAATTTGTACTTCACATATCATAGAAAAGGATTGTTTTCTTTCTTTAAATAGATAATATTTTTCTCTATTTCAGAGCAAATTTCCTCGAATTTTAATATTGAATCTATTTCTAAATTAAACCATTCTCCTAACAAGGCATATTCAAACGAATCAACTTTTTTTGTTCTGAATGACCTATGTAATACTCTTTCAATTTTAGTAGAAAATTCTGAACTATATGTTTTAATTAATTGTATTTGATAAGGACAACCAGTTTGTAATTGACTTAATCTTTTAGTAGCATTTCTGCTTATTCCAATCTTACTTATATTCAATTCAGGAATGAAAAATAAATAAATAATTTTATTTTTATTTGACACATAATAAAAATAATTTATATAAAAAAATAGTGAATACTTTCATACATAAAATAAAAAAAGGGACCTTTTCAGATCCCTTTTCTTTATAAAACTTTTATTTATTAAAAGTCTTCAAAATTAGCACCAGTAGGAAGAACTTGGAAAGTTAAGTCAATGAATTCGAGAGCTGGAGTAGGCTTGATTTGAATCTTACCAGTTAAGGTATTTCTATCACTATCTACAGAAGCATTATTAAAATCGTCAACTACTACTCTGAATCCTGCAAGACCTCTTTGGTTTTGAATTTGTAATAACAAAGGTTCAACTTTAGCTAAGAACTGGTCACGTACAGTCTGATCGTTAGGTTCGAATAACAAGGTCTGAGAAGCTGCAGCAATCAATCTGCGAACTTGCAACAAGAGTCTTCTTACGTTAATTCTATCAAGAGCAGATTGCTTAACCTGAAGAGTTTTTTGACCTTGAATTGTAACACCTTCTTGAATTGTTGTGTTTATAGGGTTGATATTTACATCATAAAGATTATCTCTATCATCTCTAGTTAATTTAACATCAGCTTTCACACAATCAACTTTACCTCTTGTTAAACCAGCAGGTGCAAACCATGGATAAGCAATGTTATCAGTTAATGCTATGCTTTTAACAACTTGAGATGTTGGAGAAGTAAATACAAATTGTTGATATGTAGCGTCGAAAATTTGAATCCAAGGCCAGTATGTTGCTGCATAATTTGAATCTAATCCTACTCCTTGTAAATCGGTTGCTATTGCAGCACTATCTTGAGAACCATCAGATGCATAACGAGGAGCATCTATAATATAAACTGCATCAGCTCTATTTTCAACCATTGTCAATGAATGTTCTACTGATTTATAATGATCAAACCAATTTAAATCAGGAGTGGCAAATAAATTAACATCTACTGTTTCAGGGATTGCCATTAAATCTACAGCATCTTTGAATGCTTGAACGTTGTCTAAATCATTAGCGTCATCAGTAAATGTAACTGTTCTAAATTGATTCCATCCGTCGAAACCACCAGCCGGAGCTACAGTGAATTTAGCCTGAGATTTTGTATAATCTGAAATAGAGCCTTTTGTACCAGTTACAAACAAATCTGTTGTTGCACCACTTTCCATGTGGAAGCCTTTTATTGTTGTAACACCAGTTGTGATAGCACCTTGATACTTAAATAAATCTGCTTCTATTGATTTTATTGAAGCCTTTTGACCTACTAAATTAGCAGTAAACAAAGTATAAGCTAATTCAGAAATTCCTAAATATGTTTTAGAAACAGTATCAGTAGCAGCATATGATGTTTTGTATAATAATTGAGTAGAAGTTAAACCTGAATCTGCGAATGTTCTCAAATTGTAACCTTTAAAACCTGCCGGAACTGTGTTTCTTGGGAAATTATCAGCCAAAGTCACAGTTACGAATTGGGAAACTCTTGGATATGTTTCATCTGTTGTACCTATTGCTTTACCTATGAAATTCGGCTGAGTGTCATCCATTGTAAGACCCCTATATAATTCCAATCTTCCATTAGTTAAAGTATTAGCATCTGTATCCTCGAATTTACGAATAACAACATCAAATACTTTATTTGTGTTGTCTATATTAGCTATAGAAATTTTTATTTCTCTAGATGAGGCATCTCCATCAGAAACTGTTTCAAAATAAAACATATCTCTTACTGATGAACCTATAACTTTTGAAACAATCATCGGTGTTGTAGAATTCTTATATGAATCTGCAAAATTTGTAAAATTAACCGTATTGGAATACGATAAACCTTCAAGTAGATTTAAAGTTCCTGCCGAAAATGCTTGTCTTATAAAATGAGGTGTCACAACATCAACAAATAAACCATAATCGCCTGCTACATTTTTTGGATTAGTACCTAAAGAATTTACTATATAACTTTTTTGTGTTTCATCTAAAGAAACATTAAGAGTTGAATTAGTTAAAGCAGTCAATGGTGTATTAGATCCACCGGATAAACTAAATACACCTAGAGGAGATCCTAAACCAGACACAGTCAAATCTGTTTCTGCCGAATAATATGGAGTACCATTTCCATCTTTTTTACTTCTAATAACACATAAAGTTGCTCCAGAATAGTCATTCGATATACTTACGTTACTGTTCAATGAGAAAGTATCTGGAATTATCAAATCAGTCCCATTACCACCAGTAGATATAATACCAAGCGAAGATGCTACAACATTGAATGCTGCAGAATAAACAGCTGTTGTTACAGAACCACTGAAGTGAATATTTACAGTGTTACCACCAGCGGTATTACCAGAAATATCACCACTAACACCACCAATATAATCCTCTAATGTATTAATTGTAAAGTTTATAACTGATGTGGTATTTGCATTAAAAGTTATTCCAGATCTAGATGTTGTACCAGAATATAAAGCTCCAGTAGGTGCAGAGATGATCCATGCAGGAGAATTTGTGAAACCAACTTTTCCTAACACTCTTGTCATCGTCAACTCAGACGATTGATTCAAAAATGCATTTGCCACGTAAGGCAAAGGATAATCTGGATTGGTACCACCAAATCTGAACAAGAAATTCTCTTGTGATGGAACTTTTACTGGTTCAAATGCGGGACCTTTTAAGGTTAATCCCACCATTCCCAATCTAGTTATACCTATTCTTGAAGCGAAGAACGTGAAATCTTGCTCTCTTGTATATACTCCCGGTGAAACGAATACTGTTTGTGCCATTTATTTTTATATTTTTATATTTTATGTTATTATTTTTTATTTTTTTGATTTTTTTAGAAATCTTCAAAATTTGCTCCAGTAGGAAGAACTTGGAATGTAAGATCTATAAATTCAAGAGCCGGTGTAGGTTTAATTGCTATTTTACCAGTTAAAGTATTTCTATCAGAATCTTCAGTAGCTGTATTAAAATCATCTACTGTAACTTTATATGCGAATATACCTCTCTGATTTTGTATTTGTAACAATATAGGCTCAACTTTTGCTAAGAATTGGTCACGCACTGTTTGATCGTTTGGTTCGAATAACAATGTCTGTGAAGCAGCTGCAACTAATCTTCTAACTTGTAACAACAATCTTCTAACATTTATTCTATCCAAAGCAGATTGTTCAATTTGCATAGTTTTCTGACCTTGAATTGTTACACCTTGTTGAGCAACTGTATTAATCGGATTAATATTTGCATCATACAAAGTATCACGATCATCTCTAGAGAGATTTATGTCAGCTCTAACACAAGTCACTTGACCTCTATTTAGACCTGCTGGTGCGTACCAAGAATATGCAATATTATCAGTTAAAGCTATATTTTTTACAACTTCTGAAGTTGGAGAAATATAAATGAATTTATTACTTGTTGGGTCTTCAATTTGAATCCAAGGCCAATATGTAGCTGCATAACTAGAATCAATACCAGATTCTTCTACAGCAGCAGCAGCTTGTGAAGCGGTTGCTTTTGCAGAATCAGTAGACAATCTTGGACTTTCTATTACATATATAGAGTCTGCTCTATCTTCAACCATAGTCAAGCAATAATTAACAGCATTCAAATTATCTGAATAATTTACATCTGGAGCAGCAAATACATTTATATCCACAGACTCAGGTGGTGCCATTAAATCAACACAAAGTTTAAATGCGTCTAAATTGTCTTCATCAGCAACATCATTAGTGAAGGTTGGAATTGTATAAGGTTGCCATCCATCAAATCCACCAAAAGGAGCTACTGTGAATTTTCTTTCTGGTTTTTCATAATCAGTCAAACTTGTTTCAATACCAGTATAGAAAGTAGATGTTGGAGCTGTGCTTTCCATATGAAAACCTTTAACAGTAGCTACATCTGTTGAATCAGAACCTTGGAATTTAAAAATATCTTTTTCTAAAGTTTGTATTGCATTTTTTACACCTACAACAACAGATGTTAAACCAGTATATGCTAATTCAGAACAACCTAAATATGTTTTAGAAACAGTATCTGAAGAAAGGTAACTTGTTTTATAAAGAATTTGAGGAACATTAGCAGTTGTGCCAGTTCTTAATGTATAACCTCTGAAACCAGCAGGAACTTGATCTTGTGGGAAATTATCTGCTAAAGTTATTGTTATGTAATTTGATTGTCTTGGATATATTTCATCCGTTGTACCTATCATTTTACCAACAAAGTTTGGCTTAGTTCTATCCATTGTACATTGACGGAACAATTCTAATCTACCACTAGTCAAAGTACTTGCATCAGTGTCGAAAAATCTTCTTACAACTAAATCAAATGTATTATTGGCAGGATCTAAGTTTACAAAAGAAACTTTTATTTCTGCAGCAGAAGCATCACCATCAGATATAGTTTCAACTTTAAACAAATCCCTAACCGTACTTCCTACAACCTGACCAACAATCATTGGAGTTATAGAATTCCTGAATTGTTCTGTATAATCCTTATATGCATCATTTGACTTAAATTCAAATGAAGTTGTCAATGCTGTTCCTATGTTACCAGCAATTGTTGATGCTGTATATGTAGCACATTGACCAATTAAGTGTGGGAAAATTGAATCTACATAAAAACCAGTATCACCATCAAAACTTTTAGGGGTTTGACCCACTAATTTCAAAATATAAGTATCATCAGCTTCATTAAGTGATACAGTTATAGCTGAACTAGAAAATCCAGTGATAGGTCCTGTTGTTCCAGAAATTCCAAATGAATTTAATAAAGTACTTGTTCCAAATAATGTTAAATCTGTAGAACCAGTATAATAAAAATTTCCAGTATTCGGATCTTTTTTACTTTTGATAACAGATAGCGTAGTACCACTCCACTCATATGCAGAAGCCTCCGAAGTTATCAACCATGCATTTGAACCTGAATAACCAACCTTACCAAGTACTCTTGTAAGAGTCAATTCAGATGATTGTGATAAAAATCTGTATGCAACATATGTTAAAGGATAATCAGAGTTTGGATTACCAAATCTATTAGAAAACCCTTCTGATGAAGCAATTTTTATTGGTTCAAAAGCAGGACCTTTGGGCGTTAAACCGACCAATCCAAGTCTGGTTAAACCTATTCTTGAAGCGAAGAATGTGAAATCTTGCTCTCTTGTGTATACTCCCGGTGAAACGAATACTGTTTGTGCCATTTATTTTTATATTTAATTTTTTTGTTTATTTATTTTGGTTTATATATTGTTCAGCATCTTTTTTTGCTTGAGCCATTTTATCGATTGGTTCCTCATTAATTATTATCATTTCTCCCATCCTAAAAACACCCAATTTATTCAGATAATCTTGATCAAATTCATCGATTTCGATGATTTGTCCGGGCTCCAAAAGTTCTCTTTTTCTGATATTTCTGAACCCATACTCAACTTTGATCCTTCTTCCTGATATATTTTGAGCTTTCAATTTTCCTATTCAATTTAAAATAAATAGTAAATAAATTTTGAAAGTCGCAGGAAAAAAAATTAAAATTGTTTAAAAATTGATATTTTCAATTATTCAATAATGATATTAAACTTTTTTGATTAAATACACTTTCAAAAATTAATCAAGCATTTACATCAAATACTACAAAATTATTCGAAGTGTCATAAAAGCCTAACTTCGATACACCACCCTCTCTAGTAAATATTTTTTTAGTTTGAGAATCATATATGTATGTAGAACTTGTAAAATCTCCAACCACAGTAGCATTTTCACAATAATTATTTTGAATTATTTTACCTGTTAATATACCAGAAGAGTTTGTATTAAGATCAGAATTTTCTAAATAATTTCTAACAATATCACTTGTATCCAAAAGACATTGATCAATACTGGATTCAGGCATTATTTTATTATACAATATTTCAGAATCTAATAACTGATTATAACTAATAGATGAAGCAGCTAAAATATTTGATGCTATAAGAGAATATGTCCTATTATAATTAAATGAAATGACACTGTCATTTAATTCGTTTCTATAAATATGTGATGTAGTAATACCTGTGTTGTAATTAATATTGCAACTATTTTTCAAAGTATTTTCAGAAATATTTGACCCATCAAATATGTTATAATTTATTAAAGAAGCATTTTGACAATGATTAAAATTACAAAAAACACTACTAAATTGATTATAGGTTATTTCTGAAAAACTTTTTAAATAATTTTGATTTATTTGACTTGAGGTTAAATTATTCTCAGCAATTTTGCTGTGATTATCAATAAAATTTTCAACTATATTGCTAGAATTTTGTAAAATATTATTATATATCTGCGAACTATTATTAATATTATTATAACTTATGTTTGAATTACTAGCATTGTTACTATATATTGATGATTCGAAGTTTAAAATATTATTATACAAATTATTATTTAGAAATATATTTTGATTTATATTGCAGCTTTCATTCATAAATAAGCGGTTCATAGTACTAGCAGTCAAAAAATTACCATATATATCACATGATGAATATAATTTACAAGACTCAATAGTACTGCCACTATTAAGGCTATTATTTTGAAAATAACAAAAACTATCCAATTCAATTGCATTTAATCTAGTTTGTAAACCAAAATAGTTATCATATAAATATGAATGATCTAAACTTATATTAATTGCTAAATCTCCTTTAAAATTAATTAATTCGCAACGTGAGTTTACTATTTTCAAATTTGATATTCCTAAAAAATAATTATTAGTTTCAGCAAATAAAACATCAGAATATAGACCAAATGGAATGCCAACAATTGGATTATATTTTAAATATAACTGTGTTTCGTTTATCCACCATGAATATTGTGATGGATCATATTTAGCTAAAATTTGATTATCAGCATTATATCTCTCTATTAAAATTCCGTTAGTCCAATCTACTTTTATTTCATCAATAATTTTGTTGTAATGTGTTACATTTGAATAAGGCAATTTTAACCAATCTGTACCATCCAATTCAAAAGCATCAACTGAACTACCCGTATTACCGCTTATGTTTTCCCAAGCATATCCACCCCAGTAAACAACTTGACCAATAGTGTAAATAGGAATTGCTGATAAATCTGGATTATCACCGTCCCATATTCCCATTAAACCAGAACCATCATTGTTTAAGTAACTATTTGGATCAGTTATGTATTTTGGATTATAAAATTCCCCAAAACCAGCATCAGATATTTCTGATGTCGAAATAGCTTGCATATAGATTGTAATTCCCAAATCATTACCATCATCATATAAAATTTCTGGCAAGTGACCAAATGGGTTATCCGTGGAACCACTTAATCTATTTTTATTAAATCCTGTTATTTTATATGTTGAACCGGGAGAAAGTGTTGAGCCAGTAATTAAACTCTTTAAATTCTCGTATGTAGTTTCAATATTTACGTTATATGTAACTGTAGCCATAGTTTATTTTTTTTATTTATTATTTTGAAAATATTTTTTAATTCTTTTACTTAATCTAACTCTTGGATCATTTTCATTTCTGTTCATTTTTTCATAAGGAATCATAAAACCAAAACTTAACATTATTCTTTGTGAATTAAATTTTCCAGTTTTATGCTTGAACAAAGAGGCTTCAAAACAATACAAATCTTTATTTTTTACTAAAAATTTATCTTTCTCAACAAAAAAATCATAGTCTTCTGACAAAACAGATAAATTACATTTATAATTTATAAAACCATCTACTGAAGCATCGTAGTGAGGACTAACTTCACCACCTTTATCCATATTTACAACTTGTAAAAAAGTATTGTTCAAATCAAAGTTAAAATGATCTGCTATTTTTTTTTGTAAATCGAGTATAAATTCTGGAGGTTTATTATAAAAAATTTCTCCAATTGATTGGTATTCAGTTATATAATTAGTCATTTCGTTGTTAGATATATCAAAAATAAATGAATTACCATTTAATGTTTTAGATATTTCATTTAAATGATGATTTGGTTTTTTATAGGAATGATTCAAAGATTTTGTCCAAACTATTATTTGTTCAACTTGTGAATCACTGATAAAATTCTCTATTTTTTTATAAGTTTCAGACCCCATTTATCTAAGAATTCTTTTGGACCAATATTTGCTTCCATTATTGATAAATTTTGTTTTGCTAAAATTTGATTCATTTTTGACTCTTCTCCAGCCATAGTGCAAAACCAATGGGTTGCCGGATATTCACCAGTTGGAGAAACAGGTATCTTCATAATATCTTTGCTAACCCAAGCTTCTCTAACTTGTTCAACTTTTGAATTTTCAGTTAATATATTTATTCTCATTTTTATTTATTTAAGTAAATTTTTAATAATCTTTCTTTCTTGTTTTGTAGTGAATTTAGACTTAGTTAAATTTACTATTTCTTTGATTTGTTCTTCGGAATATGAGTTTAAAAGTATTGATTTAATATTTTCACATTCTAAATAAGTCATTTCGAAACCATCTCTTGAATCATCAACCCAATTATCATTATCTATGGATTTTAAAAATTTATTATCCGTAGTCCTTTTTATTAATTTTATCATTTTTATATTTTTTAAAATTTTTTGTTTTAATCTGCATAAACTTCAAATGACAATATTCCACTCGAACAAAATTGATTTGCTTTATTTGTCGGTATTGTTAATAATAAGCTTATTTATTATATATCTTGTTAACATTATTTTAATTTGTTATATCTGTTATTACTAAAACATCATTTTCATCATAATAAGAAAGTCTCAAAGCCTGATCCGATCTTCTGAATATATTACAGTTATAATAACCATAAACCGTAGTTGCAGTTGTAAAATCTATGAAAGCGACATCGTTTGTAATAGTATTTTGTTGGAAATAATCTACTACAGTATTGTTTGTAAAATTATCTCTTATAAAATTATCATAAAAATATTCTCCTATTGTATTATCATAGAAATTATTTCCTATAATATTTCCTTTATATTGACCTCCTCCAAAACCAAATCCATCCTGTATTTCATTTGATGAAAAATTTACACCAATAGAATTATGAGAAAAATCACCTAAATTATTTAAATAACAATAATCACCAATTGTGTTTTGATTAGTTTGACCAGAAAAATTATTAACCGTACAACCGAAACCTATATTGTTATATCCAAATTCTTGAAATATCTGATTTCCTTTGAAATCTGTTTTTAATCTATTACTCCAAAAATTTGTCAATATTAAATTTCCTTTGAAATTATTCATAATTTCATTATTCTCAAACAAATATCCTCCTATATTATTAATTATTCCTATTGTATTAGTATTGAAACTGTCGCCAATATTATTTTTCCAAAAATTATTATATATAGAATTTTGATAAAAGTTGTAACCTACTTTATTTTCATTAAAATTACCTATAAATGAATTCTGATATACAGTTCCTATCATCGAATTATTCTGAAAACTTCTATCAATTAGATTTTCATAAAAATCATCTCCAATATTATTATTATAGAAATCACCATTGCTGAAAGTCAAGAAATTTCTTGCGAATCCATCTCCAATAAAATTATTATCAAAATCTTGTCCATCATCATCTCCCAACATATTATATTCAAAATAATTTCCAATTCTATTATCTGCCATATCACAAATTATAATATTATTTCTAAATCTAACCCCTACTTTATTTCTATCAAAATCATCGTTTATAATATTATATTGAAAATATGTACCTGTAGTATTAGAATCCATATCATCATCAAAAGTATTACTAAATACTCCATCTCCGAATACATTATTTTCATAGTTCCCATTTAAAAAAACGTTGTTTGATAATAAAAATGTATTTTCATCACTATTATAAAGAGACGCATAATTTCCTAAATAAGTATTATAATTTTGATTATTATTAAAAGTATAGTATTCACTATATCCTGAGGATGTAAACAAATTACACTGAAATGGATTCAATTGTCCCATATACTCTCCACGAGAATAACCAACATTAGTCATTGATACAATTGTTGTTCCTGTAACTTGCATACTAGTATTATCGTTAACAGCAATTATTTCATAATACATAAAACAACCAATTGGAGAATTGTACGGTGTATAAACTGCCAATACATCTCCTTCTATAAAATCTGAACTAAATGTAGTACCTATACCTGTTACCAATCCGTTCCCACTATCAATAGATACTGTACCTTGATAAAATCTTTCGCAATAATATGTACTATATCTTTTAAATTGAACTGCGACAAAATCATAATCAGCTCTATTACCATACTCGTCAATACGTTCTGTAATTCTACCCTTTGCTAAGTTATTAGTGACTTCAGTTGTTGTAAAATCTATATCATACTTTATTGTATGATTTGGAAACGTTGGAGAATAAACATTTGAAGAAATTGCATTTCCTGAAATAGCTAACACTATTAATGGTTCAGTATTTCCGGTTTTATAATTTCCTGATGTAATTGCATTTCCCATGTTATCAAAATCTGGTTGATCATAACAAGTCTGGAAATCAGTAATTAAATAATTAGTTCCAGCACTTAATGTACTACCTGTGTAATAATTATATAATTCATCATATGTAACACTAACTATACTACCTACAGAAATAATTCCAGTCAAATTACTTCCATCTCCATAGAATGAATTTGCATAAACATCCCCACTTAAGTTTAAAATATTAGATATTGAATCAAATGTAAAATTTGAACTTGCACCAAAACTATTATTATCATTGAACTGAACCTCTGAATTATTACCTGCTGGATTTGTTGTTCCACCAGAACTTGCTCCTGATAACGATTGTAAGTATGTCAAATTACCATCCATTTCGGATATGGTAAGTTTTGAACCTTTAACTGATCTTAATACTAATCCCATTTATTTTTTTTATTTTAATTTATTCTAAATAATCATCTACATATCCATTGACCACGAAATCATTTACAGTACCAATCATCGGATTTGGGTTATTCAAAGAAGAACTACCACCACTTTCACTTATATCAATACGAATCTTGTTGATTGCTTGGACTTTTTCCCACAATCTAGGATCCACAATTTTACCATGTAAAGTCATAGGAACAACAACGCTAAACCTTCTATCTGCTTCTATGTCATCTACAGTATTTTCTTCCGAAGGATCACTCATTTCGGTGAAAAGAGGATAACCATTAATGTTTATGTATGCTTCTTTGTCAGAAAATGTATTCGCAATTATTTCCTCATAATATACATTAGTATCTTCCATGTAATGAGAAAAAAATCTTAATTCATATTCAATATCTACCCTTGGAGGTTGAGGAACTTTATAAATATCATATCCCTTAATTAGACCATCAAAGTTCGCTACCTTCAAAAAAGTAAATTTCTTTTTTTTGGGTATAGTTGAACGTTTTAAAGGATTTTCACCCGGTTTAACGGATTTTCTCCTTAAAGTCATAAAAGGCATCGTAATTTCCTGCCCAGCTTCATCTCTAAGATATTTAAAATTATTCCTGAATTCAGCCCATCGTTCTTGAGTCAAAAATATGACAGGAACAGCTCTTGTATTAGCCCTTTCATCAATAACAGAAATTTCTAATGAACGAATAAAAGATATTAGACCATCATCCATATCTTCCAAAAGAAGCCTTTGTGGAAGATAATCAAAATTTCTAAAGCTTTGATTTAAAAAATTATCAATATTTCTAGTTATAGACATGTGATTTTTATATCTATAAATAGAAGAAATAATTTAATAAAAAAACACTATTTCTAAAAAATGCAACCTACTTTAGGCAATGAAATTGATAAAGGTTAATTCATTTGACATTCTTTTGTAAAGATTATTTTTAAATATGAAATAGGAGGAGTCTAATTCCATATATCTTATAATTTTATAACTAACGTTAGATCTAACTTTCTCTACTCTCTTTTTATCCTCTAAAACTAAACCTAGTGATTTAGCTTTATCTATAAACCGACTTCCAGTGGATTTAGACTTCCTGCCAAAACTATTAGCTATTTTATTTCTAGATAAAGTCAGATCTGTATTAATTCTTTTATTCCGTAATAAATTATCATTAGAATTTTGAAGTTCACGCTTTTTATATTTTTCAGTCAAATGACTAAGATATTTTCTCAAATACCTCTTAATTTTTTTCCGTGTGGACTTTGCCTCAATTTTGCCGAACTTCTTTAATTCTTCAGATAATATTTTCTCTTTTAACTTAAATTCCTGTGTATGTAAATTTTCTTCCAAAACCAGAGTTTTCAAAATAACTTCCAGCTCTTTCGGATTTTTATACGCTAACTTATACCCCTTTTGGGTTTTAATCTTAAATTTTTCTTTAATTTTATTGAAACTAGAGAAATATAAATTATTATTTTTTTTCTCAATTAAACCGTTTTTAATTAGGAATTTGACTTTTGATCTTAAATTTGATTCAGAAATCCCTAATTTATTAGCAAAAAAACTATATCTTTTAGTAATATCTAAAATAATTCCTCCAGAATATAAAAATTTAAGAGAATAGAATACACTAATGGCTTTTAACCATTGGTTATCCTTAGCTAGTATTGTAACTAGCCCTCTATTTATTTTAATAGTATTTGCCAACTGACAGTATGAAAACTGTCAAATTTATTATAAAAAATTATAAAAAACAAAGTGATTGTTTAACGGGCTTGGAATACGTCAGAGTTAACCTCGACTCCTTTTATTGTTATATAGAAGAATTTATCTGATCCAAAAGCGTATTTATTATTAATATCTGACGCACCGTTATCAATAATCTCATAGTAGTTTCCTTTGTGATATATAAAATCACCCATACGAATAGTAGCGTTAATTTCCTCTAAGTGAGTCAAATACACATGTGCTGTAAACTTGCCTAAACCTTCTCTAATTAATCCACCCGGAGCAAAATAACTTGGAGAATCTGTTTCGACTGTTACTCTTCCGAAAATTTCAATAGGTGCTTCATAAACTTTTTGTTTTGCCTCACCGTAAACTCTATGTGTTTTGGTAGTTCGATAATCAATTCTATAAAGTAGAAAACTTTCTAATAAAATATCATTTACAATTTCCCTACCCATCCCATCTAATAAACGTCTTTCTTTTTCTCCAAAAAATAATCTTATACCTTTTTTGTTTACGTCTAATTCCTTAGCCTCCTCTGGTTTGGGTACCCTCTCGTTTCTGAGTTCGTTATTATTTGATGGTAAATCTGCCATTTATTAACCTATGTAAATTCCTAACATATTGTAGGATAGTGTTTTATTTATATTTTCTTGCATAGAAGAATTATTTTCAAGCAATGCTTTGAAATTTAATTTTTCTAATTGAGTTTTAATTTCTTCTTTCAAATTAGCCATATCATCTTTAGCAGTTGATAAAAGATCGGAACTGTTTAAAGTTAATTCGGCATCTGGAATTGGTAAATTTCCTCCAAATTTACCTCTAATTGATAAACCTAAAATTCTCATCGATATTGCTAGAGCATACCTTTGAACCCAATATTTACCATTTGAATTTAATTCATCATAAGTTAAAAATTCTAATCTTGCATCAGCAGGACCGGATACTAACCCATTTCCTTGAGATCCTGTTCCTCCTGTATAATTTGGATTAGCAGAATAACCACTGTAAGACCAGTTACCAGCTTGACCTATTTCATCATAATAACGATAAAATACAGTTCCGGGAGTTTGACCACCAACACCACCAGTAATACCATAAACAGTATTGCCCGTATTATTTGGTATTGGATATAAACTTAACCTTTTTGTTCCATTAGCAGCACCAGTAATTCTATAAGAATATTCAGCAGATCTAACTTTATTTCTAACTTTTGCTGATGTAGATGTTAATAAAGTATCAAAAACTGGCATAATATAATATAAACTATGACCAGCGAATGATGCACCAAATTCTGTAAATGCAATATTTGAATTCGAAAACGCATCAAGACCAAATAAATTAATCATTGATGGCGTAAACCATAAAATTTCATTTATTTCTCTTCCAGCTGGTATAAAATAATCTTGTGTGCCAGCAGAAAGAGTAATTGAAGCTGTTTTCATTTCTCTAATTGAGTCAGAACCAGCTCCAGCTTGCTCAGAATAAGCTTTAGAAAAAGATCTTTCAAAAGAAAAATTATTTGAAACGTATTTTAATGTAAAATCAATGTCTTTTGGCAAACCTAACATCTGCGACATTCTGTTCTCTAAAGACCAATTATTTATAAAAGTAGAATATTCTCTGATGGATTTACAAAAAGCAACTTCTAATTGTGAATCAGCCAATTCAACTTGGACAACTGGTTCTCCAAGTTCTTGACGAATCATATAGAATAACTCCTGTTTATCAGTTTCAGAAGTTCCACTCAGACAATTAAATACACAATCAGACATTTAAATTTAAATTATTGATTAGCACCTTTACTATAGAAAGGATTTGTGTCATATTTTGATTTGAAAGCTACCCAAGTTCCAGAAGAAACTGTTACCCCTGATACTAAAATATCTATAGATGTACTATTAACCGTTGGAGTCCAAGTAAATGATGGACCATTCAATGGATAAATGACTATAGATCCTGCGGTCAAACAAAACAACTGATGAACAGTAGTTCCTGTTCTATAGCCAGTAGAATCGAACGGATAAAAATTGTAATTTCCGTTGGTTAACAATGGAATTGCTTGATAATTAGCTGCTGTATTTCCCATGATAAATTTTAATTATTTCTAATTTATAAATAGTTTGAAATAAACTTTTTATTTTATAATTTTAATACATGCAGAAAAGTGTTATAAAAGAATTTTATAATAATTTGGACGAATTCAGCAAAAAATTAGTCGAACATTATATTGATAACGATTATGTTCCAAAAGTTAGAACTGGGTTAGGAAAAAAAAATAATTTTTTTTATGAGCATAATTCCAAAAAAGGGGTTGAAATTGTCCGCGAAATTATTAAATTTAAAAAATTACAGTTAAATTCAGGGTTTTTGACTTTAAATTCAAAAAAAGTGTTTAAATTTGTAACTAATTCTGTTGAAAAACGTTTTAATTCAAAAAACAAAACAAAACAAAATGAAAGCAAAAGTAAAATACCCACTTCTCGGACTGAAAAAAGGTGAATTTGTTGAAATTCAAAAAGAATTTGATTCTTATTGTCTAATTATTCATGAAAATTCACTTATCCGAGTAGATAAGAAAAATTTAGAAATACAAAAAAAATAATGGATTTTTTACTTCATTTAGTTGGATTATGTCCTGATACAAATAGTCATTTTGATTTAATTAATCTCTATATGGTTTATATAGAGAATAATTTCAGCTTCAAAATTTTATTAAAATATTTAGAACAGAAAATAAATGCGTAAAATATATAACCAAATAAAATTTCTTATTTTCTGTTGGTACAAAGGTCATAAATTTGGAACCGTAAGATTCCATAAAGATTCTGAAGAATCTATTTGTGCAAGATGTGGTTATAAAAGAAAGAAAAAATTTAGAACTTATTATGATGATGATTTCTTTATTTACTGAAATTCTCTCGTATTAATTTTGATACAATCTTTCTAATCTTGCTCTCTTGAATATTATTTTTTAATTCAGAATCAATTTGATTGATTAGTTTATCAGCTGTGTTCAATATTTTAGATTTACTTCTTTCTAAAGATTCTCTGTCTGCACCTAAAGCAGCAATATTGTATTTACTAGCCTCAGATTGAATTCCATAATGATTCTTAATAATTTGAGCAACACTTTCAGTTCTAACTTCTAATTGCTCACGATCTTCAGGTTTTACTTTAGCTTCACCACCATAACTTTCTGCCAGCATTTTCTTTGCTAACGCAGAAACAACTCTATTGAAATTTTTTAAATCTTCTTTATTTTGCTTTAAAGGCTCAGGTATAAATGTGCCAGTTTTTTCACATACAGTAAGAATGGCATTAAACAAGGGAGTCAAATTTTGTTCATAATCCTTTTCTAAAACATTATAATCTGCATCTCCTTCCGGTTCTATTATTTCTCTTCCCGGAATAGCCTCAACCATGTTATTAGTATAAACCATCGCAGTTTCAAAGCCACCAGTTCTTCTACCATAAAGACCTTTTGAAGTTATATATTTTGCTAATTGATATTCTTTACCTTCAATCGGTTCATTCATAGAATATCCTTGATCTTGTAAAAAATCCCTAATTACATCCGGATTTTCTTTCGCCCATTTAACCTTTTGTGGAATATCAGATTTTCCTTTAGTTTGTAATGAAGATTTAGGTTTAGTAATTACAATTCCATTTTTAGTAAATTCATCCTTAATTTTATAACCAACTCCCTCCCAATAATCTTTTGGTCCAGCCAAAGATGCAGTAGGGTCAGCAACTGTAATAATAAGTGAATTTAATAAAGAATAATTCCAAGCAGTATTTCTAGTCTGGAATTTTTTCGCTCTTTCGTAGTTATCTATCAAAAATAAGAATATAGTATCATCCTCGATAGCTCTTTGTAAATCTTGAAAATATTGTTCGAGTCTATTTTTAATTTCTGAATTTTCAGTGTTATCCGCAGCGTTTTCAATAGCCTTCTCTAATTCTTGAACATTATTAACTACACTTCTTAGTTCTTTTACATCATTTAAACTCAAATTACCAGTATCTTCAGCAGGTTCCATTTTTTTTGCTTTGTAATACTCTTTTTTGAGTTCTCTTAAATTATTTAATATTTGATTCGTTTTTTCCTCAGTCGCATTCATAGGTAAAAAATAACCCCATCCAAACTGACCAGTTTGATTATCTTTAAAATAAGTTGGTTTTGGAATGGTTTTATCATAAGTCTGCTTACTTGTAACTTTTAATAAATTACCCATTACTGCCGTCTCTTTCGTTCCATCTTCACCCCTCAAATCTGAACTTAATAATAAGTAATAACCATTTACAGTAGGGGTGGTTCTGAAAATACTTACGTCTTCACTTAATTTTTTGTCTTTTGATTTAACTATGTGAAAATTCAATTTAAATTTATTTTTGTTCATTATTAGAGTTTTTTTATAAATATTATAAAAATCTAAATATTTAATATAAAGATTGGTAATGTTATTAAGTGAAAAATATTCTAGTAGAATTAAAGAATTAGCAGGTATTTTATCTGAAAATAAAAACGAAAAACTTGTTAAATTAGGTTTCTCAGAAGAATTTGCTACTTTTTTAAATGAAATAGGTGGAAAATATGCAATGGTTCTCGGAGACTGGTCAACAAAACAATATGCCGGAGATCATGGTATAACTAGTTCTAATTTAAAAGAAATTTTACCCCAACTAGACCAAAATAAAGTTATCGAATATCTAAAAAATAACGAAACCACAGTAAATACTATTATGGAATGGCTTAAATTCCCTAATAGACCACAAGTCGATCTTAAACAAATTAAAAATTTAGAGGAAGCACTTAATACTGCTATCGAATGGCACGAATCACTTACCGCTTCCGGAGTTATTGAAGATGAATCCGGAGAAGTATTCAAACAATATCCAGAAGGATATTATTGGATTGATTTGAAAACAAACAATTCCCCAGAAGAAGGAAATGCTATGGGTCACTGCGGAAGAGATGGTCAAGCTACAACTCTATTTTCACTTAGAAACTCCAAAACTAAAGAACCTCATGTAACAATAGCTTATAATGAAGGATCAGGTAATATCACCCAAGTAAAAGGGAAACAAAATAAAAAACCAGTAGAAAAATACATGAAATATGTTATCGATCTACTGAAACAAATGAAAACCGAAGGTAAATTCAAAGGTTTCAAATGGAGCTATCCTGTAAATGGACCCGACTTATCTTTAGAAGATCAAAAACAACTATATACCCCAAGAGAACTTTTTTTCATGAAAAAAGGTGAAATTGATCAAAATTATGGCAATATCTGGGGCAGAAGAAGAGCTAATCAACCAGCTTAATTAAAATTTCTATTTTTTACAAAATTATTGAACTCGTATTCCTCTATCATTTCCATTAAAGCAACCTTTGCTTTTATTGTTGGGAAATTATTGGAATTTAACCATAATGTTCTAAATAAATCCAAAGCCTTCTGGTAATCCTCTGGCGTTCTAATAAATGTCTTTGAACTTTGCATAATAATTATTATATTTGTTTTATAATTAATAATTACAAAAATAAAAAATTATGAAAACAGTAAGTCAAAAAACAAAAAGAAATTCTCGTGTAAACACAATCTCATCCGAGAATTTTACCCGTGTGCGTGATTACAAACGTGCAATGAGAAAACAATTCAATGAAATGCGTCGTAACATGACTCAACTCTCTTATGGAGTTGATGGTATGCCTACCGAAGAGCGTCAGCAAGTTCGTAGCATGATGCGTACAGTTGAAGCTACTCATCGTCGCCTTATGAAATGGTGGGGACGATAAGAAAGTTTAGTTAAAAACTTTTAAAAAACGGCATAAAAACTCAAAATTATGCCGTTTTTTTATTGTTAATAACTATGTAAATCAATTCTTTATATTTTATAATATTTATATATACTTGGAACTTAATCCAAATATTAAAAATTAAAAATTAAAAAAAATGAAAAAACTAATTGTCTTATGTCTTGCAGTATTTACTGCTATCGGAGCTTATGCTCAAGAAGAAAAAGGTTTACACACTGGTTTCGGACTCGCAACACAACACTGGAATCGTGGTGTAGCTTTCTCTGTAGCACCAACTGTAGAAGGTGATATGCACTACAAATTCTGTGACTGGTTTACCCTCGGAACTGAAGCTACCGTAGCACTTAATGCAACCGAAGGTTTTGGTAATAATCTTAATAGTTATATGACTTTTACTAAAAAGAATTTGTCTTTGACTGTTAAAGATTACTACTACGCTGGTGTTTCCAATGATTATTGGGACTATGGAAAAAACACTTCGCACTTTATCGAAACATCTCTTAAATATAAGAATGAAGATGTTTATGGTTTAGTAGCTTATACCGCTTATCAAAGTGAAGCAGGTGCCGATAATGCAGCAGGTATCTATTTCGAAGCAGGTTATAAAGTAAAAGAAAACTTAGAAGTAACAGCAGGTTATGTTACTGATGCTTCTGGTGTAAATTTGAGAACTGATGCAGGTATCACTCATATCGGAATTAATGGAACTAGAGATCTTAAAATTTCTGATTCTTGGACTTCTAAAGTTAAAACAGGTTTATATGTAAATCCTTCTTATAAAAATGTTTTGGATGCACCCGGTATCTCTCAAGCACCCGTAAATTTTATTGTAAGTATGTCATTCTAAATCAATAATTTAGAATATAAATAATTAGAAAAAGAGCTGGATAATTCCAGCTCTTTTGTTTTTATATATATTTTATATATATTTGTATCGTTGTTCTTTGAATTAATGGCCGGGTGGTGAAATAGGCAAACACGATGGACTTTGACTATAACCACGTTTAACTTTTTTCTTACTATTTATATTCATGAAATATAAATATACGAAAGAAGAATTAGAAGTAATTGTAAAAAATAGTTTATCAATAGCTGAAGTTTGTAGGCAACTAAAAATATTACCAGTTGGTGGTAATTATAAAACGTTGAAACTAAAATTCAAGAAATTTAATATTGATATTTCTCATTTTACAGGATCTGCTTGGAATCAAGGAGAGAAATTTAGAAAGTTTGGTAAAGAATTTAAAATAGAAGAAATTCTAATAGAAAATTCTCCTTATACTCAAACTTATAAATTGAAATTGAGATTATTTAAAGAAGGTATTAAAGAAAAAAAATGCGAATCTTGTTTAAATACTCATTGGATGAATAAAGAAATTCCACTTGAATTAGAGCATATTAATGGTATAAATGATGATAATAGAATAGAAAATTTAAAAATTTTATGTCCAAACTGTCACGCTTTTACTTTTACTTATCGTGGAAAAAATAAAAATAGAGTGCCTCGTTAGAAATTTCGAGAGTAGAATTCCGTAAATTCGGTGAACCCTGTAAAATGGGAATACCGAGCCAAGCAAGTTATAATAATTATAACTGGGCGTGTGTAGAGACTAGACACGGAACACCTAAGTTGATAAATATGGTGAAGGTATAGTCCAGACTACAAACCGAAAGGGTAGTGAAAACTATAGTAGTAAGAAAATCCATTGACCCCTAAAGGTCTTGCGGGTTCGATTCCCGCCCCGGCTACATAAATTAAAAAAATCTCCTGTAGCTCAGTAGGTCAGAGCAATTGACTGTTAATCAATGGGTCACTGGTTCGAGCCCAGTCAGGAGAGCAAATCTTATAATTTTATTATAAAATTTGTTTTTAATTTTTTATTACTATTTTTGTAATAAGAAAAAAATACTGCGGGATGGACCAGAGGTAGGTCACCAGACTCATAATCTGGAAGTCAGAGGTTCGAATCCTCTTCCCGCTACTAATTGGTCCTGTAGCTCAGCTGGATAGAGCATCTGCCTTCTAAGCAGACGGTCAGGCGTTCGAATCGCCTCGGGACTACAAAAAAACCCCTAGAGATTCTCTAGGGTTTTTTATTTCTATTTTTTACTAAAAATGTCAAATTCCAGAAACAGAATTTTTTTGCACAAAGTATCACAATTCAATACTTTTCGCAAAAAGATTATCTTGGAGGTACAGCTTTGTAGCAGTATCGTTTAGTAAACCAAACGAAACCTTTTAAGTTGATCCATTGTTTTTGAAAGGTGGTCATATTATTAAAAATATTATTATAGGCTTGATTTTCTATAAAAAGATAGGGATTAGCTTGACCTGATAGATAGGCATTAGCAAGTGCTGGCCCTGTAAAAGTATTACTAGCTCCCCAAGCAGTATTTTCTGAAGAGATTATAATATACAAATCTATTTTTCTTCCAACTTGTCTTGCTCCTTTAGCAATTATATCCAATCTTCCTCCGGTTGCACCGGTGCTTTGGGCATTTGCATATGAATAAGTCGGGATACCATTTTGATAGCAATGTAAAAGTACTCTATCAGAAAATCTAACTTGATCTCTAGCTGCGACAGTATCTATGGTGGAGCCCATATTTTTATACCAACCTTCATAGAAATCATTATCGGTTATGGTTGCTAAAGATATTTGTTGATTTATAGAGTTCCAGTTATCCCAAGTTGTTACATTGTTCCACCATTCCAATTCCAAATTAGCTCTATTAATTTTTTTAGTTGCATCAGATTGGGAGTTATTATAATTTGATATTCCTCCACCAGATTTAAAAGTTGTGGCACTACCGCTTGCTACTCCTCTATATACGATTCCACTATCACTAAGTGTTTTTACAAATCTACTAAAGTTAGAATAGTTTGAAGTAGAGGAAACAATTGCTGAGGTACTATACAAATAAACACCTTTAAAGCCATATTTTTTAAGATACCCTGATAACCTTCTTGAAGCTGATATTGAATTATATATTGTATCAGTTTTATCTATATACATATATCTTTCCCAAGTGTTAATTGTATTAACACCAATTACTCTTGCTGAAAGATTTTCAACATTAATTCTATTTTCAACTGAAACAAATTCAGGATCTGGTCCGGGATCCATTAGTGTATCATCATATACAACAGAAGAATTTATTTCTTCTTGAATAATTTTAGGTGATTCATCGGTTTTACTACAAGTTATAGTAGTCAAAAACACTAATAATAACACTACACTTACTTTAATAGATAGCAGTTTATTTTTCAATAAATTTTTCATGATATTTTTTTTTAAAAAGTTTTTAAGAACAAATAAAAACTTACTTGCTCTGACTGTTTATAGTATTATCTTTACTATAATTTACTTTATATTTTGATTCATAGTGCCTTAAAAATAACTGTCTATAGTTAGGGACTATTACTGTTGAGTTTGGGTCAAAGTCCAAAATTGAACTTTTTTCAGGTACTTTATTATTTGAGTTGTTGAAGATAAACAAAAATGATATTATTATTAAAAAAACAGTAAAAGGTTTTCTAATAAAATTCTTCATTTTTTAAATTGAATTATAATAATCGAATAATCTTTCTTCTAATTGCAATCTTCCTTTGGCAAAAACTTTACCTTCTAACATTTTCATACCATCTTCTTCGTTATCCAAATCAAAAAAATTGATATAGTAAGTTGGATAATCACCTTGAGAGCCTTGAAAAGTTTTAGCTCTTCCCATGAGTTTTCTTCCATCCTTTTCAAAAAAGAAAGGAATAGTTGTATTTGGTCTTGCGTTCAATAATTTTTTGAATGCATTAGTCAAAGCGATATTATTAGCTCCAGCTATATAGGAGCCGGGTTCAGCATAAACGTCAATCATTTTTTTTATAATTATTTACTACTTTTTCACAATGTTTTATATAATCTTCTGTACTCATTTTAAATTTTCCAATATTACAATTTTCACATAATATTTGGATATTTTCTTTTGTTGTTAAACCTTCACTATTTCTAGCAACGACATGATCTAAACAAAATTTATCTTTTATATCAATAGGATCACCACATAGTGGACAGTTCTTTTTTTGATTTTCGTAAATTAATTCAAGATCTTGAACTTTCAAATTTCCATCGTATCTTTTGTTAAAATATGAAAGACGAGCCTTGAACGGATGTTTTTTTCTGTATTTTTTATATTTGTCCGTATGACAATTATTACAAATAAACCATCCTTTTTTCTGTTTTCCTGAAGACCAATTAAAATTATTTAATTTATCAGAACAAACATTACATTTAAGATCTATCTTTTCACATTTTTCCATAATACAGCTGCTGCTACGGCTTTAGGATCATCAGCACCCCATTCTTTTGCTTTAGCTTCAACATCTTTGAAACCTTTACCGGGCTTACCGATATCACCACCTTTTTTTGCTTTTTTAGCAACTTTGGATTTTTGTTTTGCAGAAAGACCAGCCGAGGGTTTAGATTTACCTTCACCAAGAATATTAATTTCCTCGATAGCTTTCTTCACTTCTTCTTTAATAAGGTTCTCAAATTCCTTTTTAGTAAGTTTCATTTTTATAGAATTTTATTATATTAATAAATAGTTTTAAAAATGAAAAAGAAAATCAAATTTCCTAAAACCTTTTCCAGTGAAAAAATATTCATAAATTATTTAAAATCAAACAAGGATTATATCCTTAATATTTTAAGTGACAATCAATTTCTATGGAAAGAAGAACGTTTTGTATGCGATTCTACCTTAATGATTTTTGCACTCAGGTATGCACTTGGAAGAAAAACAGGATCAGTTCAACGAATAGTAGATTGGGTTTTAGAAGAATGGAACAGAATTACTCCAGATGACAGAGCTTTGATAGTTAAAGAGATAATAGAATTTGAAAAGCACTATGGAAATTTAGGATTCGAGTGGCAGAGAGAATTATGGTATAGAATTGTCAATAAACATTTATTTGGATTTATTGACGAGATAAAATAATCAATCTGGGAAATTAAAGAAAACGACATAAATGTTTCCATCTCTCATATTGTTTTGATCAGGAGATGGAATTATTACACCATCTAATTCATCAAAACTTTCTTGAGACAGAGCATCATATTTGGTAATTATCAATGGTCTTTCTTCCTCGTATTTTGTAATTATAATTGTATTACCTCTATTATCTACTGTAGTTTTACCCATTTTCATAAATGGTATAGGATAATCTCTCATCATTGATCCTGATTCATATCCTTCCATACGCAAATATTCTTTTGCTGAATAGTAACCCTTGAATTCTTCACCACCTTCAAAGAATTTCGCATAGGTTATAATTTTATTTCTAATTTTATTTATACCGGGATTATTTGAGAATATATCTACCATTTTTTTTCCTACGATATTGTAGATGGACTGATCTTTCACATATTCACTCTCCATGATTGAACGTACAGTCTTTCTTAGTTTTCTTTCGAACATAAAATAATTTTTATTATAAATATCCTTATTTTTGTAACAAATTTAATTAATTTAACGTTTAAATTGTTTGTAAGTATACAAAATGTTAGATATCAACGAATTAAATAAAATGATAGATGAAAAATTAGTCATTGTGCAGAAGCACAAAAAGGCTGATTATTTTATTTATAACTATGGTCCAAAAGCTCAATATGAGAGGGTTTGGAACGAAATTACTTTACAGTGTCGAGGTTTAATTCTTGATTCAAATTACAATGTAGTAGCAAGGCCATTTAGAAAGTTTTTCAACCTCGAAGAACATACACACGATGATATACCTAAAACATCTTTTGAAGTATATGAAAAAATGGATGGTTCACTAGGTATTTTATATTGGATTGGAGACATGCCATACATAGCCACTAGAGGATCTTTTGAATCTGATCAAGCTATTTATGCAACAAACATTTTACATAACAGATATAAGTATGTAATTCCTAATTTAGATAAATCAAAAACATATTTGTTCGAGATAATTTATCCGGAAAATAGAATAGTTGTAAATTATGGTAATGTTGATGATTTGGTTTTGTTAGCTGTAATAGATAAGGCTACAGGATTGGATTGTGAATTAGAACCAATAGGTTTTCCTATTGTAAAAAGGTACGATGGTATTCAAGATATTTCACAGCTAAAAAAATTGGAAGAGAATAACAAAGAGGGTTTTGTTGTTAAATTCCAAAACGGTTTTAGATTAAAAGTAAAGTTTGACGATTATGTTCGATTACATAGGATTCTAACTAATGTTTCATCTAGGACTATATGGCAACATTTAGTTGATGGTAATGACTTTGCTGAGATATTAGAGAGGGTTCCAGACGAATTTTATGATTGGGTAAAGGAAACCAGAATTAATTTAGAAAGAAATTATAGATTAGTAGAAGAAGAATCTAACAAATCATTCCATAGATTTTTCCATTGGAAAATGGGAGACACCAGAGCTGAATTTGCAGCGTATGCAAAAAAACAAAAATATCCAGCCATATTATTTAAAATGTTAGATAAAAAAAGCTATGATAATATTATATGGAAAATAATTGAACCTAAATACGAAAAACCATTTATAAAAAATATAGAAATTTAATTCAATCTATATTCATTTGGGTCGAAATAAACATCATACATACTTGAATTAGGGGGGGCAAATCTGAAATTATACCAAACATGAGGTATTGAGGTGATCAAAGATTCACAACCTAACCAATTATCTCTCTTCTTCATATCGGGAGTGTTTTTTATGTGAGATACCTTGGACCACCAAAAGTTACCTGAATAATAATTAATGATCTGTCCTGTTAATTGATGCCATGGGCCATAAAATGCTCCTACCACATCATGATTATTCATCAATTCAAAACATTTCCTCCAATTTTCAATTAAATAAAATTCCATTATATTTCGCCAAGATTTTATATTTCTATCTCCAGATTCTCCGTATCTTAAGTATGATGTAACACCTTTTGTGTGAAAATAAAGAACTTTTTCATCAGATAAATTCTTACAAATTGTTTGCATATATGTAAGAGTTAATCTTTCATTATCATTATAAGGTTCAACTACAATTGTACATTTTTCATCTAAATCAAATTCTTGGATCAATTTAACAAAATCAATAATATTTTCTTTTATTTCAGAAAAACAACAAAAATGTATTTGTTGAGCATTTTCATAAAGTTCGCTTTTCTTTAAAAGGTCTAGTTGTTCACTCATAATTTCTAACCAATTATTTACTAAATAACTGTGGTGAAAAATAATTATGTCCTTTTTCATTAATATAAAGATATTATTTAAATAAAAAAAACCATAGTTTAATAAAAAACTATGGTTATGTAAAAAAATAAATTTATTTAAATGCCTAAATCTTCTTTACAAGCAGCAATTGCTTCTTTAAGAGAACCATGTTCAAAATATATGGCTTCTATTGCTTCCGCTGCTTCATCTTCACCCATATCCTGTAAGTGAGTGTATGCTCCATCCGGGTCTGAAACCTTTGCAATTTCAATTCCTAATTGAACTTTATCTGTTGGCAAACCTAACCATTCACAAAATTGATCCATTGTTAATTTCTTTGGTGCATCTTCTGTATCTTCAGTTAGTTCTTCACCACCACTATGTTTTTCAGTCATGTATTCAGCGATGCTATGCATATAATCTGAAGCTAAAGTAATATAAGCAGAAATCCATCCGGGAAGTTCATCACCGGGTTGAATCATTTTATAAACTTCTTTTGCATTTTTAACCATATCTCTGATTTCTCCTTTTGCCATCATAGCTTCATGATCTTTATGTGGCATTGAAGAATCTTCTTCGGTAATTCTAACAGGACCGTATTTGATACCTTTTAAAAAGTCATCAATATTGTTGAATATCTTAACTTTTTTTCCCTCATCATAAACATGAATTTTACCAGATGAATCTGATTGAATTTCATTACCTAGTTCTAAAACATAAGGAGTTAATTTGCTTAAATCACCAACTTTTTCTTTTAGTTCAGTTGCTAAAACATTATCATAATTTACACCACCAACAAATTCTTCATTAAGAGCTTTCTTAACCATTTCAGATATATCGTTGATGTTTATTTTTTTTGTTTTTTTCATTTCTTCAATTTTTAAAAGTTTTGTATAATATTTTGGATCTTCATATAAATGATCCATAGCTATTTCTTTGGCAAATTCTTCACTGGTTGTATGTTCCAATTCAGTTTTAATCCCTTTTTTTAATTCCAACTTTAAATGGTCTAACATTTTTTCAATTTTTCTTTCATCTGATTTGTTTTTTGAATCAGATTTACAGTGCATAATCGCAATATCTTTTAAAGATTTGCCTTTTGCTTTGCCTCCGGGAATTTTATCCTTTTTCATGTAAATAAATAGTCGAAAAAACTAAAGAGTATCAAGGAAGTTAACAGTCTCTAATCTTTCTTTTTCTTTTCCTAATGATGCTCCCTTGAATCCCTTCTGTAAAAGTTCATCCCCTGAAACAGATAATTTAAAATCTATGAATTTATCTACCATATTTGAATTTATAGAATTTATTCTGGCAAATTCCTTTAATTCTTCTGGAGATATTTTCGAAACATTTTCTTTTACTTTAAAATTATATACAGATTCAGGATCGAAATTTAAAAACAAAACAAGGAAAATAATTTTTCTTATTTCATCAGTTGTATATTTAAGATTATTAAGAATAGTTTGAATTTTATGAACTGGATTATTTTTAAGTAAATTAGCCAATAACACGATATAATCTTTTGATTCTACGAATTCAGATTGACTATAATTCAAATCATCTAAAATTTGTTTTAGTAATCCATAATTTTCTAAATCGGTAAGGAATTTTACAACAGATTGAGCACTTTTTATACCTTTAAGGAATTCATCTCTAATTCTCTCTTCAGATACCCCTTTTAGAGAATTATTTTTTCTTAAAGCCTCTATTATATCCTGATCTAAGTTTGAATTAAATCTAGCTGCAAATCTAAATGCTCTCAATATTCTTAATCGATCCTCTTCAAATCTATCTTCTGCTTTACCAACAGTTTTAATATTTCTTTTGAGAATATCTTCATAACCATTAACAAAATCTATAATTTGATTTTTATTTATATCGTAATATAGAGCATTAATTGTTAAATCCCTTCTTAAAGCATCTGAATCAATAGTAGAAAATTTGACCGAATCTGGTCTTCTTCCATCTTTTTTTCCAATATCCTCACGATAACGAGCAATCTCGTAATCACCACCTTCTGGAGTAATTATTTGAAGGATACCAAAAGCTTCTCCTTTGGGAATTATTCTATATTCATCTGGTAAAATCCTTTTTACGTCATCAGGAGTAGCATCAGATACTAAATCTATGTCTTTAGGTTCCTTACCTAAGATCATATCACGCACGGCTCCACCTACTACAAAAAGTTCAAAATTATTCTCATCGAAATAATTCTTCAATTTATTTAAATCATCAGGTAAAGGGTAGCTAAAATCTATTCTTTTAACTTCATTTTCTGTTAAAAAAGACTCTTTAATTACTTTTTTTATTAATTCTCTTATTTCCATGGTTAAATATAAATAATCTATAATTTATTAAAATTAAAAAAACAAATTATTTATTAGT